AAATCAGTACTCCTCCAACAACAAACCTTTATTTCAGAAACTCAGTCGAGAAGACTTGGAATGCTTCGCCAGGGACGCTTACTCAAAGCTACAACAACAGGCGGATAGGATTGAGCAGCTAGAAAGGGATAGGAAAGACGCCATTGCAGCGTATAGGATGTTTATTAAGAAAAAGCTCTAGTGCCTAGTTTGTCAATGATAAGCGCCTGGCCGCGAGGATTATCACTAATACTGATGTGTGTCCAGGCGTCGTATTCGCGGATAAGCTGGTCAAAGCGAACACGAGCTTTTAGGAGTACGCGGACTACCGCATCTGGCGTCATGCCGGGAACTCGGAAGTCTGCAGCTAGCCCTAGGCGATGTTGGCTGGTGTCTTTGCTGCCCACAGCGTCATTTACAGCCTTGCTGCGAAAGGCACTGTTAATCATCACAGGCTTGCCGCCAAGTGCTGTTTTGACTAGCTCCAGAAACTCAGCCAAGCGTTTAAGATTAGCTAGTTCCTGTGCATTTGGCTTATTGTCGAGCGTTCGATGGTCAGTGAAAGTTAGCTCAGCAAGCGTAAAGTGCTCACTTAGCTGCGACATTGTTAATCTTTTCAAATGTCCTCAACCCGCCTAGGCCAAGCATCCCCATCATCAACTGCCAAAGGTTATCGTCCAAGCCGGGGAACGCCAGAGCAGGCATAAAGGCAACCATCAGCGGTCGAGCCAGGTATTGATAGCCCATTGCCAGGGCGCAGACCCAACCAATCGCTGGACGCCAGCCCGACACAAACACGCTGGGGTTGCTGGCCTCGGCTTTGTTAATCTCGGTCTGGGCAGTCATAGCCGCCAGTTCGCCAGACTGTTGCAGCTTGAGCAACTCCAGCCGCGCCGCATCCTGAGCAGCAGGATCGGGGATCAGCTTCTCAATCAGCTTGCCGCCGATACCAAGGATAGCGTCGAGGCCAATCATTTCTTTTTAGGCGGTGTATGGGTCAGTGGCTTGCTTGCTGGTGTGTGCTTTGCCCCCGTCATCAGCTTACTGCCAACCTTATGCGTTTCGCCTTTATACAGCTTGCCATCAGGCAGGTAGTGTGGTTTATCCTTGCTCATTTGTCTTTCCTGTTAAAAATTTCAAACAAACTCTTAACTTTCTCTTCCAGCACGGCAATCTTAATATCCATCTTCGCCAGCACAATAATCAGCGTAATCAGCGCTAGCAGCATAGGCCAGCCCTTCGCCAGTGCCTCGAAGAATTCCATTACTTACTGCCACGCTCAATCAGCCTGTCTAGTTTAGCATCCATCTTTTCAAGCTGCGCCCGTTGCAATACCGCCGCATCGTGCTGGGCCATAAGTTGCGTCTCGACAATGGTCAGCCGCTGCTCAATCTTGCTGACGTAAGCCAGCACTGCACCAATTACTACTATGGTACTGATAACGTGCGTTAGCTGGATTTCTTTTTTAAGATGCCAGCGTTCCGCTCGGCGTTCAGTAACAGCTTCCATGTCAAAGCCCCTGACCTTGCGTTACATAAACAACGGCAGTCGATGAAGCCGACAGTCCAGTGAAGTAAAGGTTAGGCGCAAACCGCAGTATTTCCACTGCCCCTGCGACCATCGGGATAGAAGTCGCCAGAGAACTCGCCGCCGTAATCGCCAGTGCACTAGACGTTCCGACGCCCAAGAACACTGTTACCGCGCCAACATTAACTATCCGGTACATCCCTGCAGCGGTTTCTCCGGTGTTAACAGTAGCTTGTACTGCCGTTGGCGGTGTAGGTGTAGCTGCAGTAAAAGTTACAGTAGGCCCTAGCGGGGCAAAAGCAGTTGCTTCAGGTGTAGTAAGCATATTTGTCTTTCAAGGTTATTTGTTAGCCAATGCAGTGGTAGTCAGTTCACGCAGCACCAGCATCAGAACAGGCCACAGCATGATAATGTATGCCCGATAAGGTGCAGGCACAAACTGACCAATAAAGCCGCTATTGGCCTCAATGACGGTCAGCAGCGCACCTACTATCGCAACCCAGTAGGTCTTGGACTTTAGGCGCTGAAGGATGGGGGTCATGCAGTTACCCAAGGCAGAGCAGGTTCAGCAGCCTTTTGTGCCAACTGACGGGCAATCTGTCCTGCTACTTGTGTCTCACCTTCATTTTTGATGAGTCGGGTAGAAGATTGTGCCTTTTTGTCTTTGTCAATCCAAGTGGTAACAATAGGCTCAAAGCACCAAGCAAGCACTTGTGCCTCGGTAAGCTGGGCATAAGGAATAAACGAATCCCCACGGACTAGATCACGCATGTAAGCAGCAGACGCTGTATTGTTGCTATCAGTAGCGGTAACTGTCAATTCAACCCGAGTGACCAAGTTGTCTTCAGCAACTGTGACTTTGTTAATTGTCCATTTGAATTGCATAAATATTTCCTAGCATTTTGTGTTGTGTTATACGCCTACTGCGCCAAAGTCAAGAACATTGACTACTGCACCAGTAATCATTGAATAGGAAACTTTTGTTAAAGACATAAATTTCCTTTAGGCGGTTATATAAAATAAATCAAGTCTAAAGTCTTGCCCAGCTGCGATTGTTGAAGCTGTTATTGTTATGTGGATATAGTTTTCAGCTTCATTTCCAATGTAAGGTACAACTGAAGCGGCAGCTGCACTATAAAGAAGTCCTCCACCAAACCTAGTGTAGTAATTACCGCTTGCTATGTTAGTAGGAAGATTTATGTAAACTTCAGTTCCTATGGGGCTAGATACAGCACTCACACGCAAAAGTCCTGTAACGTACATTAACCGTCCAATTCTTGTATAGCTAAGAGAGTTAATGCCGTTCGTTACAGTAATTGTCCCGCTGGTTCCAGGGGTTATCGTACCTGTGTATGTGCCTTCCTCATACCAGTTCAGCAACTGACTTGTCATTCCCGCTGCTGGGGTGTTGGCGGTGAAGTTGACGCCTTTGGCTGCTGTGCTTGGGATTAGGTTGCCTGTGGACAGGGTAACGTCACCAGACAGCGTAGGCGAGGCAGACAATACCGTGTTGCCAGTGCCTGTGCTGGTGGTAACGCCTGTGCCGCCATTAGCCACTGGCAAGGCTGTACCTGACAGGCTAATTGCCAATGTGCCAGTGGTGGTGATTGGGGAGCCAGCAACAGACAGGAACGCTGGGACTGTTGCCGCAACTGATTGAACTGTCCCGGTGCCTGCGCTGACGTTGACGGTGACATCATCGCCAGAATTGGTAGCGGTGACAGTAGCACCAACAAAATTGATGTTCTTGACGCCAGCGGTAATGCTTGTGCCCTCGTCCTTGATGCCCACTGCCCCGTTGGTGGACATGGTTTTGATGACTTTGATTTGCTTTTCCAACTCAGGCGACACAACTTCACCGACATTGATTTGCTGACCAGAGGACAGGCTGATGACCAAGCTGCCATCAAAGTCAATATTGGCATTGGTGACAGACACGCCATCTTCGCCATCCACCCCGTCCTTGCCGGGGGTGCCTGGGATGCCTTGCTTACCATTGACGCCATCACGCCCTGGCTTGCCATCCCGACCGTTGCGCCCATCGCTGCCGCTTGAGCCATCCCGACCATCCTTGATGGTCAGGACGCGCTTTTCGATGACATCGGTGACGTTATCAAACTTCTCGGTGATGTTGGTTTCAATCTTCTTGAGCGCCTCAACCACCACCTGCACATTCTCAGCAGCCTTGCGCTGCTGCATCTGCTTGACCTCGGACACAGAGTTGTTGACAGCACCAAAGATGTTGTCGGCAATGCCATCAACATTGGCATCATTGAAAATTTTATCGATTGCCATAATTCAACTCCGTTGCGAGTTTCTCAAGAAACTGATTTTCCATATCCACCACATTGCTCTTTGCGTTGCTCATCTGCAACTCAACAATCTTGCTCTTGTTCTTGATGTCTGCTTCTTTGAGCATCAACTCAGCAATCTTGACGCGCTTGTCAAACTCTTTTGCGTTTGCTGAGTCTTCATTCGGCAGGTTCTTGGTCAGGCTGGCGCTCATCTTGGC